AGTGAACTTACCTTCTGTTACGTCTTGAACAGACATCACCGCACCATCACGTACAGTAAAATCCATTGGCCTACGTACAGAGACAGAAGAACCAACTTCATATCCATTTACGCTTTTAGAGAACTCTTCTTCATAACCGCGAAATACTTCCTTCGCCATTACTAAGTTATTTTCCAACTGCAATACTGCGGCTTTCGCAATAATCGAAGCTGTTAACGTGGTATTTGCCATTTTAATGACCTCCTAAAAAGATTTACGATAATCCCAAGTGTTTATTCAGTTGCGCCATTGACATTCTCTCTGGGTCATTGACGTTCCTGCCTGCATTGCCTTTTGCTTTCATCGGCTTTACAGGTTTCGCTTGGGCTTGTTTAACTGGCTTGTTAGCCTTGGATTGCATACGGTCATATAGCATCGCTTTGTGCGCCATCTTGGTTACAGCAGGGTTCATGTCCCACCCTTTTGCTTCCTCTGGGCTTAGTCCGTAACTTTTCTGCACATAGTCCACCACCTCTGGCGCAACTTTAGAAGAAAAGTCTTTGACGTAGTTATCTAACTGAGAACGTCCTTCGACACGTTGCCGTTCAACCTCTTGTTGTTGCGCCATGTCGAGTTGTTGTTCTTGCTGTCCAACTGTTGCTACGATCCTTTGGAAATCAGCCTGCTTTTGCGATAGCGTGTCGGAAACAATTCTGGCTTGGTCTGGATCAGACTGCCATAGCTGGTTCATATCGACTTGCGAAAGTTGCTCAATATCCGTCCGTAATTGCAAACCTTGTGAATAGGTCTGCAAAGCCTCACCATTCAATGTCGTAATCTTCTCAATCGCTTCACGTTGCGTTGCTAAAGACTTCGCCTGTTCTGCATTGGCTTGCGACTTACGCTGATAGTCTGCATAAGTGTCTCTTGTGAACTTGTGAACTTTTTCAGCAAGCTCTTCTGGAATTGCGTCTTTTGGCACTTCCAGCTTGTTGCCTCCAAAGTCAAATTCGACAACCTCATTTGCGTCTTCTTCAACTTCTTCAGCTTCTGTTTCGTTATCCTCCGCACTTTCTTCTTCGGCTAGGTCATCGCCCTCCAAATCATCAAGTGACATTGGCCCCTGTTCTTTAACTTCAACATTGGCTTCTTCTGCTTCCGCTTCAGCTTCTACTTCGGGGGCAACTTCGCTCTCTGCGACTATTGCTTCTTCATCAGACATTTATAAAACTCCTTCTTGATTTAACAATCGTGGGATATGCGCTGTCATCCGACAGTGCGGTTAGTAATTTTTAATATTAATAATATTTACTAAAAATAAGCTCATCTTCGGGAACGTCTAAAGTTTTCCAAGGTGGTGTTGCTTTTCTTTGCTCTGGCGTGTAATCCATTCGCGTTTGAACATTTCGGGCTTCAGCTTCACCAGCTAATCTTCGATAAATTTCGTATTTTTCTTCCATACTTAAATCTTTATTTGAAGATTGAGCCGATTTTATACCTTCCTCTGCTTTTCTTATTTTTTGAATTTGTGGCCTATCAAATTTATTTAAAGCATATTCAGCACGTTTAAGATGATTTTTTAACGCTTTTTTATCACTATCAAATTTATAACCATATCTATATTTTGCGAACTTGTCCCCAACTGGGAAATTTGTAAAATGTTCAAACTGAAGTTTATCAGCAATGAAATTCCCAGCATCAGCAATCCATTTTTGTTTACTTTCTCCGCTTCTTTTTGGCATTGGCCCTAATTCACGCCTGACTTGATCGCTATATTTGTACCAATCCATAGTATTCACCAAATCTCTTGGTTTTTTTATTGACCTAAAATTATTGATACGTTGAACAGAATGTAATTCCATTACTTCTTTGTGAGCTTCATCAAATTTATTTAATACTTTTCGACCGCCTAACTCATCCATTGTTTGTTTGTTTGCCAAAACTTTTGCGCTGGGAGCAGATTCTAACGAGCCACCTTTTGCAAAATTTTCTCTATCTTGGATACTATGTTGCACTTCGTGTAACAAAGATGATTTTATGTCTCCTGCTTCACGATTTGTGTTTAAACTGATTCTTTCGCTTCTGCCCGGTGCTTTGTAAGCATACGAAGCCCCGACATTGGGATCAGACGATGTTCTTACTGGTATTCCTGAAACATCTGGATAATTAGAATATAATTTGCCATGTGTTAAAGATTCACCTACATCTCTTGCGCCACTTTGATTGAAAAATTGCGACTTACTATCATCAATTTCATATTTCCAACCGTCTTTATCTTTAAACCATCCAGTTTCTTGCCAAATTTGGTCTCTTGATTTTCCACTTTTTGTCATATCTTCAGCTTTTTTTAAAGCATCTGTATTAGCTTTCCTAGACATTGGGCCAGCAAATATATTTAGAGTAGATGGCGAAGGTCTTGCCCCCATAGCCATTTTACCAACCGCAGGGCCGTATCCTAGACCCATTGTTGCCATAGCCGCATTTGTTACAGCGTCATAGGCTTCGGGAGGTGATCCCGGTGGCAGTCTCATTGCCGTGCCTAAGTTATCAACTCCAGATTTAATCCCTTGCCCTATGTTGGTTGCGTCTTGCCCTAACGCATTTAACAATCCTTCCCAAACGCTCATTCCCGGCATTGTCTGGACATTTGGAGCAATGCCCATTCGTTGTTGCCTTGCAGATAAATCTTGAGCTAATTTTGTATTTGCGGCAGGCCGATTATTTATTAAGCTATCGAGAATCGAAGGCATTTAATTTTTCCAATAAACGAACACGCTGGCACACCAATCGCCATGTATATTTTACCTATAATATGGCCCTTATCTCTCACGCCTTCTCTGTGCGCCATCTCAATAGCCCAAGGCGTAATTAATGGCTCTAAAACTTGTGCAAGCCATCTACGCTTTTTCATTTTTCGGGCTATGGGTTTGGCCCAAGAATGATAACCAGCAATTACATCGGCTGGTAGTTTGCGCCCATGCGCTACGTCTGCTTTGAAAACATCGTCAGCCATTAATCCGTGATAATGTAATGCAGTGCATAAAACAGTACCACCCTCACCACCTTCACCATCTCCAGAATCCATCGTCTCAGCCATCATCTCATATTCTGTTCGTGCAGCCGCTGTTGGAGCATCAACGGTTTCCTCTGCGTCAGTTCCAGAATACATAGTTACTTGAGTATCTTCGGGGGCAGTGTTTAGCGTGTTATAATTATTTAAGGAGCCTGTTTGGTTAAAATAACCACCGGGTGCGTTCATTGAGCCAGATAAAATACCGTCTGGTGTCAAACTCATATTGCCAGACAAATTATCTCGATTGTTGACATCATGGTATGCGCCCATTCCATTGAGCATTGCGCCTAAAATACCTAGTGGCCCAGCACCGGGCAAACCTAACCCAGCAATAGCGCCCAAACCAGCACCTAACCCACCACCGATTTTTTGTTGCGTTGTTGTATATGGGCTATTAGCTACTGTTAAACTGCTTGCCACTGGCCCTTGAGTTAACACACCCCTTGCCATTGACTTTGGAGAAAAATCAACTCTCGATCCATCGCCTGCCTCATACATCGAATTTAAATTTCTGTTGGGGTTTGGAATTAACATATCAAGGATTCCAGCCATCGTAACCTCTCTTCAATAAAAATTTCTTTAAGTTCTCAACTAAGTCCATCTCTGCCAACAGCAGAAACTTTGCGTCATCTTCCTCACGCTTTCTCCATTGTATAAACGCATAATATGCAACTAAGATACGTCTCTCAATTTCTGGCTCTTGCGCTAGTCGTTTCTTTAAATCTCGCTTTTCGACAATGCTTTTAACGTCTGCTACTTCATCAGGGAACAGGTCAGCCGACTTGATAACTTTAATTGCCCTTTTTAGAGTTGCCTTTTTAAGCTCGTCTTTTCCTTGCTTGTTTTTGTCTGGGCCGTATCGTTCAGCCCAATCTTTATTCCAACCGCCAGCACCGACAACTGTTGACGTTTCCATACCCCAACGAGAAACGCCCCACTTTGATGCGCCCCACATTAGTTAGCTTCTTCGATAACCGTTTCCATACCCACAGGCTGACCATTCTCATCACGCACAATTCGTTTCGGTGCGGTAAGAGCTTGGGCAAGTAAAGCCATTTGAGTATCTTGCGCTTGCTTTGCTGTTTCGACAGCTTCTGATGCAATACGCCTATCTTCTTCAACGTCATCTGCGTTGCGTAACCCTTTACTTGCCAGATCATCAAGACGGTTCTTGCGGTCAGTTGTCATTTTAATTTCTTCTAGATCGAAATCACTTTGTGCCTGAGCCGCCTTTAAGTTTAACTCCATCTCTTTGAGATCAAGCTCACGGTCTTTTTGTTCAGCAATCTTTGCGTCAACTTCTCGCTCATGGATCGCCTTGGCTTTTTCTAGTTCCATTTTCTGAACGTCAGTTAGGCTTTGATTTTTCAACGCCTCGTTCTCAGCTTGGAGCTTCTGCATCTCTTGGGCAATGACTTGCTG